ACAGAAGTGGGTATGGATAAGATTACTATTGTTAATGGAAACGTAGCTATTAAAGTAGACGGCACTCACGACGAACAAATAGCAGGAACTACTCAGCTTACAGTAACCGGCGGCGATTTTAATTTGAATACAAGCGGTGGCAATAATCTTACTAGCGGTGACAATATGAATATAATGGCGGCTAACACCAGTATTGATGGCGGAGATATTAATTTTAATTCTGGCAAATCCAGTGCTTCCGATACAGCTACTCCGCCTGATCCGTTGCCCACTATAGATAATCCCACAGAAGTGGATGGCGAAACACTTACTAGTATTTTAGCACGTATTCCAACTACAGAACCTTATCCACACCATGAAAACTTGGATGCTACCATGTTTAAACCTGATGCTACAGATAGGGAAGCAGCAACAGCGATTGCAGTACCGCCGGCATGGAAAACTTATTCTACTGATGTAGACCCGTTCTCCCGACCACCACCACTTAACCCTGATTTTCAGTCAAATGTAGTTACTACAGGATCTGGTGGTATATTAACAGATAGCTCAGGAAATCCTGTTAGAACAGGTTCATAAATAACAATATGGCATATAAAAATCTAATCATTACCCCGACAAATCGCAACCCTGTGATTTTCAATCAAACTGCACAGTTTTATAAAGGATTCAGTACACTTAGTCCCGATACTCACAACTATAAATTACACGATATTGCTTTGATCAAGCAGGATCTGATCAATCATTTTTATGTACGCCAAGGCGAACGTTTGATGAATCCAGAATACGGATGTGTTATTTGGAATTTATTATTTGAACCATTAACACCAGAAGTACAAAATTTAATATTGTCCAATGTGAATCAAATTTTCAATAGCGAACCTCGTGTACAAGCAGGTAACATTGTGATTACACCTTATGATACTGGATTACAAATAGAGTGTGTGTTAACTTATGTGTTGTATAATGTACAAGAAAAACTACAATTGAGCTTTGATCAAGACAACGGTTTGACTTAACGTTAATAATTAAGTGCGTACATAATTTTAATCGATAAATATCATTATTAGGATATATTATGAGCTCAACGGATCGTCAAAATAATTTGCTGATTAGCGAAGATTGGCAGAAAATTTATCAATCATTCAAGAACGCTGACTTCCAAAGCTACGACTTTGATAATCTTCGTCGTACAATGATTGACTATATCCGTACCAATTTTCCTGAAGATTTCAATGATTATGTTGAATCTAGCGAATACCTTGCACTAATTGACCTTATTGCTTATGTGGGGCAAAGCATAGCGTTCCGTGTGGATTTAAATGCTCGTGAAAACTTCCTAGAGCTTGCCAGTCGTCGAGACAGCGTGTTACGCCTGGCACGTATGATAAGTTACAATGCAAGTAGAAATACACCTGCTCAGGGACTACTAAAATTTAACACAATTAGCACTACTGAAACTGTGATTGACAGTAACGGCAGAAATTTGGCAGGACAATATATCAATTGGAATGATCCTAGCAACAGCAATTGGTACGACCAATTTATCAGCGTTATAAACGCTGCTTTACCAACAACTCAACAATTTGGTAACCCAATCGACCAAGCAACAATTTACGGTATACCTACAGCACAATATCGTTTTAATGCATCAAATACCAATGTCCCTATCTATGCGTTTAATAAAACCATATCAGGACGTTCAATGAATTTTGAAATCACAAGCACTACTTTCAGTGGAGGCCAATCCATTCACGAAGAACCTCCAAAAGTTGGAAATAGCATAGCGTGTGTTTATACTGATGACGGATTTGGCGCTGGCAGTCCAGGCACAGGTTTCTTTTTTAATTTTACACAGGGTGTGTTGAATACTGGAAACTTCACAGTAACACAACCTACCAGCAATCAACAAATTGATATTGCTACACAAAATATCAATAACAATGATATTTGGTTATACGATTTAAATCAAAGTACAGGATTAGAAAATACCTTATGGACACAGGTGCCTGCTACAACCGGCAACAACGTAATCTATAACAGTTTAAGTAACAAAATAAAAACAATCTACAGTGTAATTTCTAGAACAAATGATGCAATTAGTTTGAATTTTAGTGATGGCACATTTGGACAACTACCGTTAGGAAATTTTAGAATATATTATCGTGTTAGCAACGGATTGAATTATACTATAAATCCCAGCGACATTGTCAACATCATAATTTCTTTACCCTATACATCAGCAAGTGGGCAATCAGAAACATTGTCTATAAGTTTAAGTTTAGCAACAACGGTTGCTAACGCTAACACTACAGAATCAAATACCAGCGTTAAAACAAATGCTCCACAGACATACTATACACAAAATAGAATGATCACAGGCGAGGATTATAACATAAGTCCATTATCTGCTTCTACTAGTGTTGCAAAAATCAAAGCACTTAATAGAGCCAGCAGTGGTATTAGTCGTTATTTTGATTTAACAGATCCAACTGGAAAATATAGTAGTACCAATTTATTCGCAGATGATGGCGTGTTATATCAAGACTTGTTTACGACTACAACTAATTTCAAGTATGTTACACAAACTGACATTCAAAATGTAATTTATAATACAGTTTATAACATTTTAAAAACTCCTGGGTTGAGAGATTTTTATTACACTCAGTTTATAGATCAACTTACTACCAGTTTAAACGTTGCATGGCATAGTGTCACTGTTGATAGTAACACAGTTAGCGGTTATATCTATGATGTTTCTAGTAAAAAAATAGATCCTGTTGGAAGCTACACTTATACAGATTTAAAATATGTTACATTAAATTCATTAGTTAAATTTTTACCTCCCAGCGGACAGTACTTTGATACCACAAATCAAAATTCGTTGAAATCAATTCCAGTTAACGGAATTTTACCAGCTGGTGGAGTGGCATATTTGTGGGCACAAGTTGTGTCTGTAAACAATGATGGAACAGCATCGGGCACTGGAATACTTTCAACAGGTATCGGACCAATTGTTTTAGATAAAGTTATCCCAACTGGTTCTACCCTATCTCAAGTTATTCCAAAGTTTACAACTTCTATTAGTTCGTCTGTTATTACCACCATGATAGATTTAATTTTTGCTAATGTACCGTTTGGTCTAAGATACGATGTGACCACACAAAGTTGGCAAATTATATTTGAAAATAATCTAAATCAAACGGGAGCATTTAGTCTTGCCAATCAAGGCAGTACAAGTCCATTGCAATTGGATGCAAGTTGGTTCCTATTGTTTACTACCAATAACGAATACTACACTATAACTTCAAGACAATTGCGTTATGTGTTTGAGAGCAATCAGGAAGTTACTTTCTATCTTGATTCAAATGTTAAAATTTATGATGTTATTTCAAGCTCAACTATTACTGACACGTTGAAAGTTTTAAGTATCAACACCAATCCAGCATCTAACGGAGCATCTCTTCCCTATACTACTGATATGCCGTGGCAAATTGTTAACGAATTTGTAGGTGAAGACGGATACATAGACCCGAGCAAAATTGTATTAAGTTTTGCAGACAGCAATAATACTGGTGTAGTTGACAATCCTCAATTGTTTGCAGATATTGTTCCTAACAACTCATACATTGTTCAACAATTATATTCTGTTAGTCAAGGACAAGAAGATTATCGATACGTGTCTAACAACGCATTAACTGGTCCAGTATTTTTCAATCAAACAACTCCAGTTGATGGCAACTATTATTACACAGCTGGAACAGGGCTAGTTACAAAATACAATGCATCTACTGGAAAATTTGTTCCCACATTGGATTACATTGTATACCAAGGTCGTGACAATTTAAAATTCCAATATATTCATAGTGCAGATTATAACAGTAGAATTGATCCAGGTGCAAGTAACATCATGGATCTTTATGTATTGACCAATGATTACGACACAGCATTTAGATTATGGATTGCCGCAGGCGCAACAGTTGGATCAGAACCATTACCTCCTAGCTCAGATGAATTAAATGTATTGCTAAGTCCTAGTTTAAATTTAATTAAATCTATCAGCGATGAAATAATTTATCATCCTGTTAACTATAACTTATTGTTTGGACCAGCAGCAGATCCTAGTGTACAAGCAACATTTAATGTCATGATCAATCCTGCTAGCACTGCATCCAGCGCAGATGTTTCAGCAAGAATACTTGCAGCAATCAATACATTTTTTGCATTGGACAATTGGAACTTTGGAGATACATTTTATTTCTCAGAGCTTTCAACTTATATTTTAACACAATTAACACCTGATGTAATCAGTTTTGTTATAGTTCCAACACAATCAGATTTATATTTTGGTAGCTTATTTGAAATACAATGTCCTAGCAACCAGATATTCATTAGCTGTGCAACTACTGACAACATTGTAATAGTATCAGGTTTAACAGCAACTAATCTTAAAACAGTAACTGGAAACGCATTGAATTCAGTTGTCACATCACAAAACGTAATTAGCGCACCGCTTGGAGCAGATAACTAATGGCTAACACCACCGATCCACTAGGGAACACAGGATTAACGGCAAATCTATTGCCTGAATTTTATCAATCTGCTGCTAATAAGAAATTTTTACAAACAACACTTGATCAACTATATCAACCAGGTACATTAACTAAAGTTAACGGATTTGTTGGCAGAGAAAATGCCAAAGCAGCTACCGGAAAAGACATTTATGTTACTGCGGCAGATGCAACACGACAACACTATCAATTAGAACCAGGAATCGTTGTTAAAGACAGTTTAAACAATGTGACTTTCTTTAAAGATTACATCGATTATATCAATCAGATTGGAGTGTTTGGCGGCAATACTACTAACCATGCTCGATTAAATTCGCAAGAATTTTATAGTTGGGATCCGCATATCGATTGGGATAAATTTACAAACTTTCAAAATTATTATTGGGTTCCATACGGCCCTGATACTATTACTATCTACGGCCAACCTTTAACAGTTACAAGTACTTACACAGTACAAATGCAAAATGAAGGTGCAAATAATCAATACGTGTTCACACCGGATGGATTTAGCCCTAATCCAAGATTGAAACTTTATAAAGGTCACACTTACACTTTTAATATTACCAGTGCTGGTAACCCGTTTAGCATTATGACTGAACGTTCTACTGGAACAATTTATAGATATATCACCGACGGAATTAATGCGTATGGTGTAACTAACGGGTCTATTACTTTTACAGTTCCATTAGATGCACCTACTGTGCTATACTATCAAAGTGAAACAGATATTAATTTAGGCGGTAGTATAGAAGTATCCGGTGTTAACGATGCTACTTATATTGATGTTGAAAAAGATTTCTTAGGTAAAGTTACATACAAATTAACTGACGGCACACAAATCAGTAACGGTATGAAAGTATCGTTTGGCGGAAATGTTACCCCTGCAACGTATGCCACTGGCGAGTACTATGTTGAAGGCGTAGGTAGTGCTATCAAATTAGTACCGACAAACGTATTAGAAATTATAACTCCTTATACTACTGATCAAACAGTAGAGTTTGCCAGCGATCCTTTTGGATCATTACCTTTTAGTAATGCTACTGGATATGCCAGCGAAAAAGATTATATTACTATTAACCGTGCAAGTAGAGACCACAATCCATGGAGTCGTTATAATAGATGGTTCCATAAAGATGTGATTAATGTTGCGGCCGCTTACAATAATGATATTCCAAGTTTAGATCAATTAGCTCGTGCTAATAGACCTATTATTGAATTTTCAGCAGATTTAAAATTATTTAATTTTGGTACTAAAGCAATAGCAGATGTTGATTTAATAGACGATTATACAACTGATATCTTTTCAAAAATAGAAGGAACAGTTGGATATAGCATTGACGGTGTTGCATTAATCGACGGCCATAGAATTTTAGTTACTGCTGATACAGATCCATTGGTAATAAACAAAATCTATCAAGTGGAATTTGTTGATGTAAAACATTTAACTGACAGCACAGGCGTATCAACAAGTAAACAAATTCACTTAGTAGAAGTGGAAACACCTAGTGCAAATCAGTGTGTAATTGTAAAATCAGGTACAGTGAACCAAAGCCTAATGTATTGGTTTAACGGCACTACCTGTGTTAAAGGACAGCAAAAAACTGATACTAACCAGCCACCATTATTTGATGTAGTTGATGATAACGGCGTTAGTTACGGAGATACTACCGTATATGCTGGTACAACATTTTTAGGTACTAAACTTTTTTCTTATAAAGTAGGAACAACCGGCTCAGCAGACTCTGTATTAGGATTTAATTTAAGTTATCAAAACGTTGGAAACATTGGCGACATTGTTTTTGATTTTAATTTTGCAACTGATACATTTCAATACAAACAATCAACTTCTCTAGTTACTACAAATGTCGAACGTGGATACTTGTTAAGTTTAGATTATGCAGGAAATACTTTGTATCAAAATGGATGGCAACAATGTAATGCTAGATATGTACAAGCTGCAATAAGAATTTATAATAATTCGGGGTTAACTAATAATTTTAATATTGATATTTTTGATACACCAAATACTGCATTTGATTTAGATCAAGACGATGTTAGAGTTTATATTAATTCGAATAGAGTTGCGATAGATCACTGGTCACTTGTTTCTGCACCTACTTACTATCAAGTTGTATTTGCACAACCTGTGGCGTTGACTGACATTGTAACAATTAAAGTTTATTCAACCGAGCCAATTAATTCAAATGGCTATTATGAAATTCCAGTAAATCTTCAAAATAATCCAATGAACGATGTAATGGGAACATTTACATTAGGCGAAGTCATTGACCATGTTAATAGTATTATTGATAACGTGTACAATCCTGAACAAGGAAACGATGCATCTGATATCGATAATCTTGGATATGATAAAACATCTAATGATGTTAATGGTGTTACATTTATTGGAGTATTTCCAGGAACTAGTAATTTAAGAGACCTCGGCAACATAACACAATATGGTACTAAATTTGTACAACACAGCGGACCGTTAAGTCTTAGTTTATATCATATGACTAGCGAGTCTACTAATGTTATCGATGCAATTCAAACAGCTAGAGATGATTATAGTAATTTTAAACGTAAATTTGTAGCCATAGCTGGTTCGTTAGGAGTCGATACTACTCCAGTTAAAATGGTAGATTTAATTTTATCAAAATTAAATTCAACCTTACCTAATACTGCTCCATATTATTTTAGCGATATGGTACCGCACGGTGCTGCAATCGTCTCGAATATTGATGTTGTTGATTACAGAATAAAATATTATCCTCTAACAACTAGTTTTGATTTAAACAAGTTATCTAATAAAGCAGTTTGCATATATCAAACTACAGCTGGTGTAACAACACAGCTTGTATATGGAAGAGATTATACATTTAATGACCAATCAATGTTTATTATTGATTCAAATGTGCAACTTAACAATGGAGATGTGTTAACTACATATGAATATGATAATACTGACGGTTGTTTTGTTCCAGAAACTCCGACTAAATTAGGTATTTGGCCTGCGTATATTCCTCAAATTTATTTAGATACTACATTATTAACACCGCAAAATGTTATACAAGGCCATGATGGCAGTATTATATTAGCCTACGGTGATTACAGAGATGATATTATTTTAGAATTAGAAACTAGAATTTACAACAACATCAAAGTAAAATATAATCCTGATATTTTTGATATATCTGAAATTATTCCTAGTTACAATAGAACAAATCCATACAGTTTGGCAGAATTTAATCAAGTATTGTCTCCTAACTTTTATAAATGGACTGGGTTAATTGGCAGCGACTTTACTAAACCTTTAAGTTATAATCTTAATAATCCATTCACATACAATTATTCAACCAGTCTAGCTCCTGACGGCACCAACGTTCCAGGATACTGGAGAGGAATTTATCGTTGGCTGTTGGATACTGACCGTCCTAATTTATGTCCATGGGAAATGTTAGGGTTTAGCGTAATGCCAAGTTGGTGGATTAAATTGTATGGACCAGCTCCGTATACTAGTGATAATCTTCCAATGTGGACAGATATCAGTTTAGGAGCAATTAAAGAACCGGGTGTACCTGTAATTTATTCTACTAAATTTGCAAAACCATTTTTATTACAACACATTCCTGTTGATGAATCAGGAAATTTATTAGATCCGACAACTTCGGGTCTAGCACGTGGTCTAATTAAACCAGATCAATCAGCAAGTGATTTTGTATTTGGAGATGTAGCTCCTGTCGAATCTGCTTGGAGAAGAAGTAGTCATTATCCATTTAGCGTATTGATTACTAGTATGCTATTAACTCCTGCAAAAACATTTGGTACATTAATTGATAGATCTAGAATTGTTCGTAACTTAGCAGGACAGTTAGTTTACGCCGATACAGGTTTGCGTGTAAGACCCGCAGATATCAAGCTACCAAATTTATATAGCAATACTACTAGAACACAAACAGCAGGTATTATTAACTATGTTGTTGATCTTATCTTAAATTATATTTTTAGTAATAATATTGAATCATACAATAGCTATGCGAATGATTTAGCTACGATGACTCCACAATTAAGTTATCGTGTGGGTGCATTTACAAATCAAAGCCAGTTTAATTTGTTATTGGAGTCTAAAACTCCAATGAGTACTGGTAGTATTTTTATTCCACCAGAAGATTATCAAGTATTTTTAAACACTAGCAGTCCAGTTACACGTTTAACTTATAGTGGTGTTCGTATTACTAAGTTATCAACTGGATACCAAATACAGGGTTACAGTAGATCACAGCCTTATTTTAACTATTATAATTACATTGAATCTGGAACAACAGTAAACATTGGCGGCATCAGCAAAACTTACACACAATGGACACCGGGTGAACAATATATTCCAGGAACCATTGTTGTTTACAACGGCAGATATTACAGTACAATTGTAGATAATACTGCTTCTAATAATTTTGAACCAACATACTTTCAAGTATTATCTTCGTTGCCTATATCGGGCGGAGTTAGTGCTAGATTTAGAACTAGTTTTGATCGTACCGAAGTTCAAACAATTCCTTATGGTACAGAACTAACCACTGTGCAAGATGTTGTTGATTTTCTGTTAGGATATGAACAGTATCTGATAGATCAAGGATTTATCTTTGATGATTATAACAGTAATCTTGGACAAGTTGCCAACTGGACAACTAGTGCTAAAGAATTCATGTTCTGGAGTACACAAAATTGGAGTACCGGCCAAGACAAATGGAAAGACTGGATACCTGACACTGCAATTGCATATGGTACTATAGTTAGATACGAAGGCGAATATTACAGCGCAATAACCAATGTGCCATCAAGTTCTGAATTTAATTTCCACGACTTCAACAAGTTAGATGGATTAAGTTCAGTTGGCGCAGGTGTTATTAGTTTAAGTCCTAGCGCAGCATCTATAACTTTTAAAACAGCATTGACTGTAGTTGATGACATTAGTAATAAGTTCAATAGTTATGAAATTTTTAAAGTTGACGGCACTCCGATAACACCAAATGAATTAGATAGTTACAGAAATGGAAATTCAGTAACTTATGCTCCAAGAACAACTGCTGGAATTTATTGTGCTAGTTTTTACCTAATACAAAATGAACATGTAATTGTTATCAACAACACTGATATCTTTAATGATGTGATTTATAATCCTCCAAGCGGCTACCGCAGAGAACGAATCAAGGTCAGCGGTTATGTGACCGTGGATTGGTACGGCGGACTTGATATCCCAGGTTTTATTTTTGATGCTGCTAAGATACAAAATTGGCAACCATGGAAAGACTATAGTATGGGAGATATTATTTCTTACCAAGGATACTATTATAGTGCCAATGAATTCTTGCCAGGCACTAGTGCATTTGAATCTACAAACTGGAGCCAACTGGCAAATAAACCAAGTAGTCAGATATTGCCTAATTGGACAACCATTGCCACACAATTTACAGATTTTTACAGTACAGAAGTTGATAATTTTAATTCAGAGCAACAAAAAATTGCACAGCATTTGATTGGCTATCAGAAACGTCAGTATCTTGAAAATATTATTCAAGACGATGTTAGTGAATTTAAATTTTATCAAGGAATGATTCGTGAAAAAGGCACACAGAATGTTTTAAACAAATTGTTTAATGTTCTTAGTTCTGACAATGTTGAGAGTTTAACATTCTATGAAGAATGGGCATTGCGTGTGGGGCAATATGGCGCATCAAATGCATTTGAAGATATTGAATTTGTTTTGGATGAAAGTAAATTTAAAAACAACCCTCAAGGAACAGTTCTAGTTACTAAATCAGATTCAAGTATTAATCCTTTTATAATTCAGCAAACTCCAAATGATGTATACCTAGCACCTTCTGGATATAGTTCTAATCCGTTTCCTGCTGTTACAACATATCAGCCTTTGTTACGCAGTGCTGGTTATGTTAATCCATTAGACGTACATGTGTCATTGAAGTCCTTATCAGATCTTGTTAATCAAGATATTACAAAATTTAATAATGGGGATTATATCTGGATCACGTTTGATACACCTCAAAATGGACTTTGGAATGTGTACAGATTTACTGATATTAATCTAGTGGTCGAAAGTGTCAGCTACGATTCAACAAAGAAAGTATTAACAATTACATCCAACGATATTATTAATATTTCTGTTGGGTCGTATATTGGTATCAGCCAAGTGACTGGGTTTGCTGGTTTCTATCAAATTTCAAAAGTAACTTTAAATTCAATTGTAATATCTGCAGACATTAAGGCATTTCCTAATCCGTTTACTCAATTGAATAGTATTACTATATTCTCCTTAGTTAGTCAACGTGCAACTGATATGGACAGTATTGATTCTATTCTAACCACAAAACTTACTAACGGCGAATTAATTTGGACAGATAACACCATGCCAGGCGATAACACATGGGCATCGTGGAAATACAATCAAGTTTACAAAGAATCTGCAATCATAAATGAATTTCCATCAACCGGATTGGCATTTGGCAGTATAATTGATGTTAACAAGCAAGGAAACTTACTGGCAGTAGGAGATACTACTGGAGAAGTAACTGTTTACTATAAATCAGGATTGGATTCTAGCTGGTCTGAAAACCAAATAATTCCAAAACCAAATGTTTGGGGATCAGGAACATCATTGCCTAATGCAATAAAATTTAGTCCCGATGGCACATGGTTAGCTGTTGGTTCTAAGTATGCAGGATCAGTATCTTCAAGCCTTTCAACACACAATTCAGGTATATATGATCCTACATGGACTTATAGTTCGGGCACAGTTGTTATCTATAATTCTAAATACTACAAAACTTCAAGCTCTATTCTACCACAATACAACAGTGTAACAGGCACAGTAACCATCACTGGAAACGGAGCTATCTTTGATGTAGTGATAGTCCCCACAAGTACCACAGTGGTCAACGGTGTAAGTGTTCCAACAAACGGTTCCTATCAAGTAAATGTGCGTTATGGTGGAATTGGATACAAAGTTGGAAACATCATCAACATTGCTGGAACTTTATTAGGAGGATCAAGTCCTAATGATGATATAGTTGTAATTGTTACTGTCATAAATTCAGTTAACGGAATTACAGCAGTATCAATCACCAGCGGCGTGCCTTCTAGCAAAACAAACGGAGTGTTGTTGGCATCAACCACTGCAAATGTAAGTGGTTCAGTTGTTACAGGTTCTGGTTTATTGCTCAATGTGGCTACTCACAACGTTGGTAATCTCAAAGCGTACAGTATACCTACTGGAGGATTGGTCAACGGAGGTGCCGGATATTTAACAGGCGACCAACTGATTATACCAGGTAGTAGTTTAGGCGGACAGGATATCATAAACGATTTTACTCTGACACTAACTGCGACTAATGGAGTAGTAACAAGTTATTCTTCACCGGCGGGAACAACTGCTTGGACACAGATAAATTATCTTCCAGCAACAGTTACAACATACACTGACACTGTGCAAAACGGACAGTTTCAAGTGGGTAATACATATCAAATTACCAGCTTGGGTGCAAATGGATTGCTCACTGATTTTACTTTGTTGGGATCTGCAAACAACAATATTGGAACTACATTTGTGGCCACTGGTAGTGGTGCAATCAAAGACGGGAATTTTGTTATAGGTAAACAATATGTTATCATCTATAAAGGCACAACTAACTTTACATTCATTGGATCGTCTTCAAACGCAGCGGGAACCGTATTCACTGCCACAGCCACTAGTTCAAATGCAACACCTGGTACAGGGTATGCTTATCAAGGTACTGGTACTGCAACTTTACAAGTGCTTGCTTCGCAATCAACCAATGTTCAACAAGGTGTAGTAACATTATACAAAAAAGATAATAACAATTTCTATACCCTAGTAGACACTATCATTAGTATTGCCCCTGCAACAAACGAACACTTTGGATCTAATTTAGAATTTGGAAACAATGTACTTTATATTTCAGCAGAAGGGCACAATAACAATGTTGGTAGAGTATACACTCTAAATTATACTGTAACAAATTCTTTAACAGCATATTATAATCCTATTGGAAGTTTCACTAACGCCAATCCAAATCAGTTGGTGATAACATCCAACACATATTCACTGCCATCAGTGGGCATGTTTGTAACAGGTAATGGATTTACATCAGGGCAATATGTTACTAATATAGTTGGTTATAACACAGTTACATTGAACGCACCTCCAGATTCAACACCTTCTGGAGCACTGATATTTGTTGCTAACAGTTGGACATACAATACTGCACAAACATATGACCCGCCAATTTCAGTTGCAAATTTTGGATTTGGCAGCAATGTCAAAGTAAGTGCTGACAATTCGACTCTAGTGATTACTGTAGCTGGATCTGCCCAACCATACAATGCATTTGTGTATAAACTCAACACTTTGACCAATCAAGTGATATACTCACAACAACTTTCTAGTGGTATTGTAGTTTATGATAATACATTTGGACAAGGTCTTGCGGTATCCAACGACGGAACGTATATTGCTATATCTGATAATTCGGAAGGAGCTGTTTACATATATCAATATGTGAACGGAAATTATAGTCAAACTCCTGTGGCCACAATAACCAACCAATATCCACAATCATACAGTAACTTTGGTAGCAAGATTGCCTTTATGAATGATTATCAGACATTGGTAATCTACAGTGAGCATGGGAATACCAGCTCAACCACCACACTAGACAACAACACAACAACATTTGACAAAGCATCTACTGATTTTGTACATAGACAACAAGGCAGCGGCCGTGTTGATATCTATGATATCTATGCAACCAAATGGGTTTTTAGCGAAAGTTTGGCAACTTCTAACATTTCAACGGATGGGTATGGTGTTGGCATGGCAGTTTGCAACAATCAAGTTATTCTTAGCGCACCTTATGCAACAGACGGTGTGTATGCTCAGTCTGGCTTATTGTATTCCTATATCAAACCAGCCAACACATTTACTTGGACTGTTGCACGTACTGGTGTAGAAATAGCCAACATTAAGAAAATTAAAAAAGCGTTTTTATACAACAAGTCCTTGGGCACATTGTCCACATACCTAGATGTTATAGATCCAAATCAAGGAAAGATTCCAGGACCAGCCGACGAAGAAATCAAGTACAAATCTTTCTATGATCCAGCAACTTATTCATATTCAGCAAATAATGCTCCTGTGAATACTGACGACACTGCATATTGGAGCTCAGCACAAGTTGGACAAATCTGGTGGGATATTTCTACTGCCAAATTTTTAAATGCTTATTTTAATGATATAAGTTATAGAAACAATTCATGGAACACACTGGCCACTGGTGCAAGTGTTGACATTTATGAATGGATATCTACAAAATTATTACCAGCCGATTGGGATAAACAAGCCGATACACCAGCTGGATTGGCATTGGGTATTAGCGGAAAAAGTTTATACGGAAATAACGCTTATTGTACAACACAAAAATACAATAACATTACTAAAAAATTTACAAATACATATTATTATTGGGTCAAAAATAAAAACGTCACACCAAATGTTCCCGGTAGAAAAATGTCTGCCTTAAATGTATCGTTGTTGATTGCTAACCCACGAGGCGAAGCATATACATATCTTGCATTACTGGGTACTGACAGTTTTAGTTTGGTAAATGCTCGATCATACTTGAAATCCAAAGATGTGGTATTGGCAATAGAATACTGGTTAACAGATAAAACAGATCAAAATGTACACAGTCATTGGAGTTTAATCAGTGATGATACCAATGTTGATTTACCTATAGTTGTAGAACAAAAATGGTTTGATAGTTTATGTGGTGTTGACGGTCAAGGCCGTCCAGTACCGGATCCTAAGCAACCAATCAAACTGCGTTACGGTATTGAAAACAGACCACGTCAGAGCATGTTTATAAATCGTATTGAGGCATTAAAAGAATTTGTTGAAAAAGTTAATGTTACATTACTGCAAACTCAAATTAGTGAAAATTACAATCTTACTCAACTAGAAAGTTATGATATTCCTCCAACCTTGGTTACTGGACTATATGATCAAACACAAAATACAGATGCTGATCTAGTATACATCAATATTAATAGTTTTAGACAAGCAACACTAAGCCCTGTAATTGTTAACGGATCGATAGCATCTGTTAATATTTTATTTGCAGGCAGTGGGTATGGCGTTGCTCCAAGCGTAGAGATTGTTGGTGCAGGAAAAAATGCCAAAATTACAACAACCATTACCAATGGTAAAATCACCAGCGTTCTTGTAAACAACGGTGGTATAGGCTACGATCCAGACAATACTGTATTGATTGTTAGAAGCTATTGTGTTTTGGTTTCTAGCGATAGTCAAGCAAATGGCAACTGGAGCATATATTCTTGGACACCTAGCACAGTCAATACTGGTGCAGGAACTTGGTCACGTATTTTGACACAAGCCTATGATGTAAGAAATTATTGGAATTATGTGGACTGGTTTGCAACCGGATACAGTCAATACAGTTCGGCTGATTATCTAGTAGACACTCTAGTTGGATTAAACTCAATCCAACCCAAAATAGGAGAACTTGTAAAAGTTACCACTGTTAATGCTGGCGGCTGGCTACTATTAGAAAAATATGCAGACAGTACAAGTGTTGACTGGACTCAAAGCTATCGTGTAGTTGGTATACAAAAAGGAACAATTCAGTTAAGCAGCAAACTTTATAATTTTAAAACAACAGACATTGGTTATGATTCAGACATTTATGATAATGGATACGATGTTGTTGCATCTGTTGAATTAAGAATTATTTTAAATTCAATTAAAACTGATATCTTTATTGGTGATTTGAAACAAAATTATTTAGATTTGTTCATTGCTGCAATAAAATATGCACACAGTGAACAAGTGTTCATCGACTGGGCATTTAAAACTAGTTTTGTTCGAGCAACGCATAGTGTTGGTAACCTAGACCAACCAGTCAACTATCCAGTGGATAATATTGCTAATTTTGAAGACTATGTGAGTGAAGTTAAACCATACAAAACAAAATTACGTGAATACATCAGTAATTATAAAAGTTTAGATCTTGGCTCTACTGCAATAAGTGACTTTGATTTACAACCAATTTATACAAACCAGATAGTTCCTATCAACACAACAGTGGCCAACGGAAAAATTGATGCTGATAACACAGCGATACAAACATATCCTTGGAAATTCTGGTTAGATAATGTAGGATTCACCGTAACTGAAATTATTTTAATTGACGGTGGATCAAATTATGTAACTCCTCCTTCGGTTGTATTCACAGGGGATAGTGGATCAGGTGCAGTTGCAACCGCATTTATCGCCAACGGAGTGGTCAACAGAATTATACTAATATCAGGCGGAAGTGGATACTTGTCTGCTCCTACCGTTACAATTAGTGGCGGTGTTGGTGTAGGCGGCACTGTTGCCCGAGCATCTGCTATCATTGGTAACAGCGTGGTAAGATCGTCATTGATTGGAATAAAGTTTGATAGAACCAGTTCTAATTATGTTATCAGTGAAATCAATCAAACTCAAACATTTACGGGGTCTGGCTCCAAGATACAATTTTCTTTAATGTGGGCTCCGGATGTTACTATTGGAAAATCAACAGTAACAATCAATGGTGTGCTTGTGCTACGTGAACTGTACATGCTGACTATTGTTCGATCTACCAGCAACGGGTATACTCAGTATTCTGGTACAATTACTTTTACTAATGCTCCTGCAAAAAACAGCACAATCATTGTTAATTACACCATTGATCAATCTGTATTGACTGCAACGGATCGTATTCAATACTATTATAATCCTGTTACAGGACAACTGGGTAAAGATTTATCACAGTTAATGACTGGAGTTGACTACGGCGGCGTTCAAGTTATTGGATTAGGATTTAACACAAGCGGTGGTTGGGGAACAATTCCTTATTACTCAGACAAGTGGGATAATTTTGACAGCAATTTCTCAGATTACTATGTAACAGTTGCTGCAAATACACATTCATTTGCCTTGCCTTATGTAGCTGATCTAGGTACAGAAATTAATATTTACAAATCGTCTACCAGCACAGACACTCATGCAATAACCGATGTAACACAAGTAAAATATAATTACAATATACTTGCAACATCACCTGTTGTAACAAGAGTCACAAATGTTAATACAACCAGTGTGGCAACAGCATATACATCTTCTGGAAGTTATTACAAAACTTTAAAGGTTGCAAGTACAATTGGAATCATTGGTACAAGTAACAGCGGCGATCTAGGCATGACTATTATTGGAAATGGGTTCGCTTCTGGTCAAACAGTTGTTTCTGTTGTTGATAGTACAACACTAACTATTAGTGCTGCACCTGATAGCAATCCAGCCAGTCGTGAGTACCTCAACCTAATTGGAACAAATGTTGGAAGTATTCCAGGCACAGGCGCCAAATTTAATATTGTAGCAACTGACACTGATTATACAGCATTGGTTGTTGCTGGCGGCGCCAGTTATGTATCAAACATAAATCAATCTACTGTTAACAGTATTAAAATTTTAGGAACATCATTTGTAAATGGAGCAACACCAGCAAACGATGTGTTGGTTGTGATTACTCAAGTTGACACCACTGGAGCAATTACTGCTGTTAGAACAATTGGTACACCTCCAGCAATTCCGTTAAATTTTAGATTCAATTATCCAAAAAGCACTGTGCTATCGTTGGAATCCACAACAGGTATTGCTGTTAATGATGTTGTAACCTGTCCTGTAAATCAAATAATCAATGGCAAAACAATTCCTGCAATTGCTTCCAACACGATTGTTCAAACAATTGACTCAACTGCAAAAACAATAAAACTTGGAACCTTAGATCCTGCTACAACTTTAAATATTTTGTCTACAGCAAGTACTGGTACAGTAGTTACTATGACATTTGCAAAC